GCGCCCACCGCGTCATTCGTAATGTGGGGGAAATCCAGATCGCTCGTGAGGGGGGCCGGCGTTGCGACGTACCGTACCTGTACCACCCCATCCGCCGATAAACCAGGATACAGCCCAAAAGTCTGCCTCATACCAGAGGGTACCAACGGATAACGCTTGCCAAAAGTCGTCACGTTCGACGTAGATACCAACGTCGAATTGTCCGCCACATTCGTTAGAATATCCACCCGATAAAAATCCCCCAACCCTCCGAACCTCGCGTACAGCACCACCCCCGCTTCCGTCGAATCGGAACCACCTGGATAGGACATCGGTAAGATCTTCCCTTCCGTGATAATAGACGGGAAAGAGACGGTAATACCTCCCGCAGCCCCCGTAGTCACGGTCGAGACCGGCGATGGAGGAGTCTCGTACCAGATCGTATCCACATCCCGCTCACCATCCTGCATCCGCCTACCTAAGTAGTAGGTATAGCAGAAGTCCGTCCCCGCTGGAAAGTTCGAGCCGTTGGTGGGGAATGTCAAGGTCGGCGCAACGGTAGGCGCCGGGTAGTAGAGAGGGTCCCCCCGAAAAGCAAACGTCGGTAGCCGCCCCATAACCACATCAGAAGTGATCGAAAGCGGATCATAGGCCACCGCGTCCGCGTCTAACCGATCCCGAATCGGCAAAGGGTAACCACCCACCCCGGCACCCGCGACAAGTACGTCGGTCAACTGCATCAGGTCCTTCGGGAGAAGATGAACATCATCCTCCACACGCCATGCCACCCCTACCGTCGTACTCAAAAAATGCGGCCTGTCCACGAAAAGGTAGGGAGAAGGTGCGGACGACGCCATAATCCTGAACCGCTGCTCCTCCCCACTTGTGGAACGTAGCACTAATGTTCGCCCATACCAACGTTGGTCGGTGTCCAATACCACCGCGCTCGGCAGCCGCAATCTCGTCAGATCAGAGGACGGGTACGCCGTGGCCCCCTCGCCGCTAATCGTGCCATAGATCTCCACGTCCTCCGTCTTCTTCCAGAACAGGAATGGCGCATCCATCGCCATTTCGAGGTACGCCCGGTTGATAAACTGATCGACCTCACGCACCGCCGTAACAGAGTTCTTAGGCGCCCAGTCCGCCTGGGCGAAAAGTGCGTCTCGGATACCCTTCAGGTTGTATGCCATCATGCCAGCCACCGGGCACCCCCAAAAAAAAATACCCACCCTCCCCCCAGGGAGGAGAGGGCGGGCGGATTGCCTACCAGACTCTACCCACGGGCGAGGATAAGCAACTTCCCGACGTCGAGCGCCACGCACGCACCGGCGTCGGCTCCGGCGTTAGCCCAAGCACCACTGGAGAGTTTGCCCGCTTGGCCAGCAGTGAGGGAATGACTCCCCACCCACACACCACGCCGCAAAATCCAGCCGTACTTATTCGCACCGATGGTGTGAACGGCCACACCTACCACATTGTCCGGGTGCTCGCTGGTACCCGTTTTCACGACCCCCAAGTCTCCCCCCAAATCGCGCACCGCGATAGCCCCGGCGGACAAACCACCACTGTTTGCCTTGACGTAAATCCACTCCATGTTCCCCTGTCCGGCAACCTTATAGACCTCCGTATCGGCCGCCGTAGGCTTGAACATGACCTGACTGGAGCCCACCACCGACGCACCGGAGCGGGTGTAATAAAGCACCGTGTCCGTCTCACCCGAGAACAGCGTGACAACCGCACCGAGATCCTCGGCGGGGGTATCCAGAACCTTCAGGATTTCCGTAGTAAGTCCGATCCTAACCATAGCGCACCTCCAGGTGTTAGTTCATACCGCCGGTGATAACACCGTTCGCGCGGAGGTTTGTGGTATACATCCCGAGATTCATCTCGTACTCGAAGCGGGCCATATCCTGCGTCGGGAGGTGCTTGACGTTCTTTCGCGCGAAGAACAACCCATCGCGCGAAGCCCCCAGCTCCGTCCCAGGAATCCCATCCCCGTTATTGAACAGGTTCCAGGTGCTCGTGTTGAGCATATAAATGACACCACGCTGCGCCGCCGGGGTACTGAACCCGGAGAGGTCGATCATGGACTCGTCGTACATCATAGCGCCACTGTTCCCGAAGGGGATACCGTCGCGCACGTTGGTAGGACCACCATCCCCCTTTATGATACTGGTGAGCACCAGCTTGTCATCGAGGGCGGTGAGATAGTTGTTGTAGCTTTCCGTGTCCGCCAGAAGCACGTCCACTTTCCCGCTCATCATGCGGCCCTCTTTCGAGGTCTCCGCGTACAGTCGGCGAATCTTGGCGATCCCCTCGTCCTCGAACGAGTTGATATGATCGTACTGGTGGTACCAGCCGACGATGCTGTTCTTCGCAACCTCGTGAAGCACCTGGGACTGCGAGGCGGCGGGAGCGAACTCAAACACGCCGGGTCGGGGGGTCTGTCCCTTTTCCGTGAAGTAGGTACGCTCCCCATTCAGGGTGAGGAACACGTCCATACCCTCGACACCGCCCATAACGAACTCTTTGGCGAAGCCAAAGGCCAAATGCTCGAAGGCTGCGATACCATAGCCCTTGACGAGATCCGCCACCCCGTCGGCGTTGTGCGCGATCTTGACCTCCTTGTTGGTCAGATCGTAGGCGTAGATCGCGTAACCGGCGTATTCACTAGCCCGCACCTTGTCCTGCACACGGCCCGCGTTGATAATCTCCGTACCGCTGCGGACGGCGTTAGCCTGCCCCGGACCTGAGGGGGTGAGCACAAACTCAATATGGTCCCCTTTCGCACGCTTCCGATGCTTCTTCGTCAGGAGCTTGTCCAGCACCGGCATACTTTTCGTCCAGGTCAGAACGAGATCCGTGGACAGATCTGCCATGCTCTCAATAATCGCGTCATGGATTACACTAAGGTCAGCCATATATCACCCCTTGTCAAAAGGTAGCCTATGCGAAGTACCCGGTCAAGGGCCTATCTCACTTTTTTCTGAAATGCACGCGATACCGCGCGCGTGATCGCCGCATCCCAATCCCCATCCCTCACGCGCGTCCTCTGCTCCTCGACGGGAACGGGACGTGACGTTCTCGTCGCCCCGGCCGTGATCCCTGCGGCCGGGCGGGGGGGCGGTACGGGTACGGGCGCCGGTGGGGGCTTCGGTACCGTCCGCGCGCGTACCAACTCCAAAAGTGTCCCCGCGTCCGTCACCTTGTGGACAAGCTCCTGCGCCGCCTTCAGGGCTGCGGGTCCCATCGCCACTACGTCGATGGCGTCGTGTAGATCCAACCCCGTATTGAGCAAACTGGAGATCCCGGCCAGCCCGGTCTCCCCCTGCTCTTTTTCGATCTTAGCGAACGTGTCCCCGCGCGAGGTGTCCACCCACTTCAAGTAACGATCGGTCTCCTGTTCGGCGATCCGCTCCGCCACCTCTTGGGCCTTCTGGTAATCCGCCTGTTTCCCCGTCATCTCCTCCTGGAGACGCCGGATCGTGTCCTGATACTCTACCAGTCGTGGGTCCTCTTGACCTTCCACCAACGCGGCATACACACGTTCCGCGTACTCCTTCTCCTCTGCCGACTTCTTCGTCTGCTCCGAAAAGTGGGAACCTACCCGCTCCAACCAGGGGCGCATAGCGTCGGGGAAAGCACCATATTCCTCCCCGTCCCAAGTGTCCCAAGCAAAAGCATCCACGTCGAGCGCGTCCTCGTCGTCGGCGCCGTCCGGTACGCCCTCATCGAGCGCGTCCTCGTCGTCGGCGCCGTCCGATACGCCCCCATCGAGCGCGTCCCCCTCGTCCGATACGCCCCCATCGAGCGCGTCCGCATCGGGGACAACCACTTCATTTTCACGAGACATCGCTACTCCTTAGGTCCGAAAGTTTTGTCGAGATCCAACCTCCCAGCCGCTCCATGCGCGTCGTGGTACGTCTTCTGCTGCTGCTCCCGCGTCGCCATCACGCGCTCCTTCTGATCCTCGGGAGTGGCGTCCTTAGCCGCCCGCGCGTCTCGGTAGCCACGCCGCTGCGCGGCTGCGTCCGCCGCCTCGTGGGAGGCATCCAACTTTTTTTTCCACGTCGAGTCGCTGGTATTATTCACCTGAAGCCCTTGGCCTTCGGCCCAGCGATCTAACTCCCTGGCGTTCTTGAACGTCCTGTCCACCTGCTTGATATGGAAGCCGTTCCCCGTCTCCAGATTTCCGAGACTGGCCATCGACACCAGCACCCTCGTAGGTTGACCACATTCGTCACAAGTGACCATCGCCCCCCAAGCAACAGGGAGCCTCGACAGTACCTCCGTGTTCCCGCAGGAGCACGCAACTTTCAGTAAGGGCATAGGAACCTCCTCGTCTCCATGTTATCCCGGTTGGTTTCCACCTTCCAGTCCACCTGGAACCATCTGCGCCCCGGCTCCGGCCGTAACATTCCCCCCTTGGGCCAACGCCTGCATCTCTGCGGGCATCCCAGGTGCCGCCTCTCCCATCGTTTGTGGGGGGGCTCCAGGTACGGCGCCTGCCTGTTCGGGCATACCCGGAGGTGCGCCAGGGGGGGCAGTCCCCTGCTCCTCGTAAAGGTCCGAGAGGTCCGCGTATTCCAGTAGGGCCTTCGCGAGCTTCTGCTTGTTCACGAAGGGGGAAGTCCCCGGATCCTGCGTGAGCACGGGGAGCAACTCGCTTAGCATCTTCAAGCGCACCACGCTGTTCTGCTCGGACGCATTATAGGGACGGGCCTGATAGGTATAAAGCCCCTCCTGCTCCCGCTCCTGAATCAGCCCCAAATTCTCTCGGGTAAGTTCCTCGTACCCGACAGTCGCCTCCCGATCGTCTCTCACATAAATAGCCTCGTCCGCCTCCATGCGCTCGGCAAACAGGCGCACAATCACATCCGCCGACCAAGCAAGCACATCGTAAATGGACTTCTGCCGCCTTGCGTTCCGCGTCTTGATCGCCGTGTCCGTGAGCGCCAACTCCGTCGCCACGTCCGACTGCCCAAGCTCCCCTCGCTGGTAACTCGCCAGTCCCAAAGTGCGCTCGATCTCCGTGCGCACCTCCTCCATCGTGCGACCCCACTCCACCGGCAAATGCGTCGTGGGGGAGGGCATGAGGATATTCGGAAGCCCCACCCCCGGCTTCGCCTGCACGCTCACGGCCTCCCCTGGACCACTCACCGAAGCTAAAGCGCGGCGGAAATCCTCCGGGTTATCGAGCAGCGCCTCATTCACCATCATAAAAGGGATGGATGTCTTGTTATGCCACAACTGAAGGGAGGACAACTCGTTCAACCGGTTGATCGCGGGAAGCACCAACTCCGCGTCACTCATCCCCGAAATGTCCATAAGGTTGTCGTTGAACACCAGGAGATAGAAGGGGTTATCGACGTACCGATAAGGAAGCTCCCCCGTGAACAGGGGATCCTCCGCGTCCTCCGCATACACAGAGAAGGTCTTAGCCTCGAAGTCGTAATACTCGAAAAGCGTCGCCCACTTCGTATGCTCCTTCGCAGACCCCTGCTCGTCGGTCTCCCACGTCCCGTCCGTCAACCATCCGGGGTACGTCCCGTAGTCGATCCCCCTCGTGGTATCCCCGGTATAGATCCCCTCCTTTATGCGACGTTCTACCGTCGTCTTCGGAAGAACCGTCACCTCGATCAAGTACCGAATATCCTCCCAATCGTCAGCCGTGGTGTCGAAGAAAATATAGTGTGGGTTGATCGTGCGAATCGTGGGTCGCTTCTTGTCCGTACTCCACACGATTTTCCAGAAAGCCCGTGGGAAAATGCTGGCACGCAACACCAGCTTCCACAACTTCTGATGCGCGTGCTCTCGAAAGAGCAGGTCGTTCACGAGGTGCTCGCGCGCCCGCGCGATCTGCTGCTTGTCCTCCTTTCTGGCCTGAATCGTCACCGCCGGATTCGTGGGTGTGACGTTCGCCACCAAGGAGTCCGCGAAAGCGTACAAATGGTTGTTCTCCAGGAGAATCGCCTCCCGATCCGCGTGATGCACATCCGCCAACGCTTTCGCCCGGTAGGCGTTTACAGCCCGTGCCCAAGTATCCCGCGCCTTCCCCACCTGCCTACGGTGAGACTTGATAATCGCGGCGTGAATCTTGTCGTCAGTGGTAGCCATCGGACACCCCTTAGCGCTCTAGTAGAATCCCTATAATCAAGTCCTGGATATATGACACCCGCTCCCGTGGAAGTTTCCCCTCAACACCTGCCTGCTCCGCGTACACCAAGGCGTCAAGCAGCTCCTCCCGCAAGTCCCGCTGTGCGTCCCGCCCGTTGAAGGCGTAAAGGCGCGTACCATAGCGGGACTCCCCCAAAGCACGACGCGCTCGGAAATCCTCCACAAGGGACGTGCTCGCGTACCGCTCAATGAGTAACCCCCACATATCCTGCCCAATCGGGAAGGGGCTTGTCACCCCGCCCGGTCCCCGGTAGGTCTGCTCCGGCATCTCCGCATACAGAATAGACTCTAGTTCCTCTGATACCTTACTCATTTTCCCAACCCCATTTGGATCGCTGCGATCCGTTCCTCTATGATTCTTGGAAGGTCAGCCCGCGCCGGACAAACCGACGGACAATCCGGCGTTTTCGGCGGAAGTATCCCAGAAATGGAGCGCAACAAATGCAAATAGGCATTCTCCGCCTGCCTCCCCCGACGCTCCGCCGAATCCCGCGCCTCTTGGTATGCCGCCAACGAGGCGAGACACGCCTTCAAATCCTGTGCATTCTCCTTCCGGTCCGCCGTCCGAAGCTCCACTTGTACGGCCGCCAGCCGCTCACGGTAGTCCAAGTAACGCCGAAGGTAGGCCACCCCCAAGGTTAGGACCAACGCGACCCCAAACCACTTGGAATCTTGAAGGGCTGGCAACCACCCCAGATTTGCGAAAATATCCACTAGATCGGATCCTCCCGCAAAAGTACCCAACCCATAAGTAGCGCCATCGCCAAGGGGGTAGGGGAAAAAGCGTCCGCGTGTAACTGCGCAGCCCCGGCCAGCGCCCAGGCTATACCGCCCATCGCCATACCCCAACGTCTTGCCGGTGCATCGCCGCGCCACATACCGGACGCCCATAGAGACGCGGCCCACACAAGCGCCACACCCCACACCATCGCGGGGGCTGCGGACTCGATGGGTCGATATACGGCACTTCCCACCTCAAAGACATCGGGATCAAGAACAAGGCGAACGCCCCACGCGAGGGAAATCACGGCGGTCGCCGCACCTCCAGTCGTGGGGTCGGCCATCGTGACCAACCACGTCGCCCGTTCAGCGCCGGGTGCCCCCTGCTCCTCGTGAAGAACGTGCAGGCGTGCGCTCATGACTACTCCCGAACCCGCAGCACGGCGGCTTCGACGAGACCCCGCAGTAAGATCTCAATCAGGTCCCCATCGAGGTGCTCGGCGATACCGCGCGCCAAGCGCGGCAACTTCTCCCACGTCACCATTTCGTCGAGGCGTTCAGAAAGCTGGGAAATAGCAGACTCTAGCTTAGCCGCCCCGTCGGCGTCATCCGTGTCGTCCAACTCCGCCACGATGTCCTTCGCCTCCTCCCACAGGGCGGACCAGTCCACATTCTTCAGAATCTTCCCCATCACGTTCTTCTTGGTCTTGTCCAGCATAGCGCCTCCTACAGCGTCTCAGCTAAGTGTACGAGCATCCTCGCGAATGCCCCGGAATCTACCGCGCGTCGCACGGCTCGCGTGTCGTCGCGGTCAAGCATATTCGCGGCCTCCAAAATGGCGGCCGGTGCAATCGTATCCCTCAGAATATACAGTGGTGGGCCACCGGGGACAACGTCGCCGTTTGTCCCCATTGTCACCTTCGACCAAGAGCGGGCCTGCGCCACCGTGCCCACATAGGGCAATCCCAGCGTCGCCGCGCACGCGCGGGCCGCCTTCTCGGCGAGCGCCTCCCCCTTCGAGGATGTGGGCCAGTGGAGACCCATCGAACCGTGACGCCGCTTGCTCTCCACATTCCGCACGTCCAGGTGCAACTCCACCACCGCGTCCACCCCCGCCGCGTTGATCTCCGCAACAAGCTCTTTCATACCCTTGGCGTAGCTGTCCGAATCCCTGCGCACGAACACCTTCACCTTCGCGTCCGCCCCCGGAATCGCAGCAAGGTGCGCAACGGCCTCGTACATAAGACCCCACTCCGTCTCCCCGTGGTAGCTCGCGCCACGCGATCTACTGGAATGTCCGACGACTGCGGCGAGTACGGGCAAAGGGCACCCCCTATGTCCTCAAACTAGCACGGCGCCCACCGCAAGGCAACTACCGATAGCGCGTCGGTCTATAACCCTTCTTCGACTTCTCGGCCCGCCGATTTTCCGCATCCCGCCAAGCCTTCTGATCCTCCCCACTCCACAAAGAGTAGGCCGTCGAGCGCAGCTCGGTGGCCCGTAGCTCCGCCGCCGCCTGCTCCGCCTGGGACAGCGGACGAAGCCGAACGGGTGCCTTGGTCGCCGCCACGCACGCCCAAATCAGAGCGCTCACACGGTCCCAGTGATGCTTGGCCCGCCGCTTCCCAGGACCCCGCCCAGGGTCGATGAGCCTCCCCGCCTCACCGGGCTCCACTTCCTTGTCCCGCTTGTAACTCTGAAGCTGCGCCACCGTCTCCACGTCGTGCAGCGTGAGTTTGTCCATGAGCGCGTCGATCAAAGTCGCCAGTCCCCTCGCGTTGGTCTGCTTCCCCGCCGCGATCCCAGGAGACGCCCCGTCCCCGATCTTGTCGTGGTACAGGTTCTCGATGTGGAACTGCTCCTGCCCTGACTCCGAAGGTAGGCTCACCCCCGACTTGGATTGGGCCAAGGATAAGAGCGAGAGAACACCCGCCCCCACCCCGTTACTCTCCACGATCACCAGCGCGTCGTTGTACCGCTTCGCCACACGCATAATGTAGATCGCCACCTTGGCGGGGTCCAACTCATTCGAGCTGAACGTCGCCACCTGCTCCCAGGCGTCCGCCCACACCTCCAACACCTGGAAGCTCGCTTGGTCCCCTGTCCCAAATCCCGCCGGGTCCACCCCGATCACATAAGCCGCCCTCGGCTTCGGGGGGACGTACTCCATGAGCGCCCCATCCATCGGCGACCACGTCTGCATGTTTCGAGGATCGAAGCGATCCAAGGCGTGCGGCGGGATCGCGCCGCTTCCCGAACGTTGCCAAGCCGTAACGGGGTCCGTCGGGTAGAACACGAAGAACATTTCCGGGTAACGCCGAATGACAACGTCCTCCGCCATGACCGCCCGCCGGAAGGCGAGGTTCTCCACAGTAAGGTACGACGACCCTGGCGCCGAAAGGGGTTGATCCTCCCGCTGCGGTCCGAAGCGATCCAGCAGGCGTAGCTCCTCCATCGTGAACACGGACGCCCAGTCCCAGGTACGCTCATTGAGCCGCGACTGGAAAAATGGCGCGAACAGGAACACCATACGCCCGTCCCCTACGCGGGCGGACGCGCAAATATCCCGATACCACTCCGCCCCCGGCTCGCTCATCGGCGCCGGTGTGCTCTCCATGAGCACCAACGCCTCCTTTCGGTTTCGGAACGCGGGGGACAACTTGAACCACACGTCCTCCGGGTTCTCCCAAAAGGGCGCTTCCGAAATCTGCAACGCGCCGGTGCCGCGCCCGATGCCGACGTTTCCCGCGCCCGCCGAGAGGGTGCGTACCTTTCCCCCGTGCTCGAAGGAGAGTTGCCGCGACTCCTTGTTCGTAATGGTGGGCGATTGCACACCGGGAGGCATGTTCTCGTGCGCGAGGGAAATATGCCGAAAGAGGTCCTCCGCGCGCTCCTTCGTGTCCGCCATGATCGCGCTATACATGCCGGGCGAGTACGCCGTCTTTGCGTAGATCGCCAACGCGGCGGTTGTGGACTTCGTGGTCTGGCGTGATGCCAGCACGACGAGCCACTTGTTGTACCCGTCCTTATCCTTCGGGGACCGGGATACGAAGTCTAGGATCCCGCGCTGGAGGGAGGGTGCCACCGCATCCGAGGAGTAAGGGACCACCTCCTCGCTCGCTTGGTCCACCACCTTACCGAACGCCTCTACGACAAAGCCCGGATCAAGGAGATCTTCGGGCGTGACGCCGCTCGGGAGGCGCCCCCGCTGCACCCCGCGCTGGGAGTCCACACCTAATGCCTCCACGCGCTTCTGGAGCCGCGCGCTGAACTTAGGCATGGATGGCCCGATCAAGATGCTTCCGCACCTCCTCCCGTGTCTCCCGGTAGTAAACCGCCTCCGACTCCAACCCCTCCACAACCTCCGCAAGAGGTAGGTCGTACTTCACCGCCAGCGTACACACGTCGATCGTGCGGAGCGCCGCTGCTGCGGACAAACGCGCCGGGAGGAGCTTCGCGAACGCATGATAGGGTGCCCGTTTATCCGTGAGGTCGAAGAACCAACTCACCTCCTGTGCAGGCACGTCCAGCGCCTTCGCGAACACCTCCATATCGATCTCGTCCGCCGCCTCCACGAGCGCCGCCGCCATATAGTAGTCCGTCTCCCCCAACGCGGGGGCGGTCCCCTCGATGTTTCCGTCCGGGTACAAGGTGTGCATCGGTCCTCCTCTAAGGTGTGTAGCCGCTGGGAAGGAGTCGAGAGTACCCCGCACCTTCCGACTCGGACTCTAGGCGCTTCGCGCGCTGTCTCGCCATTTGGACCTGAACCGTAAGCGAGTCCCGATCCAACTCCCCGTCGTTCTGTGCCTTCGTGAGGTGCGCCAGAAGCCCCGCGAAAAGGTACTCGACGTAGCTGCGGGCAGCCTCCGCCTGTGCGGGGGTGATGGTCCCGTCGAAGATATTCGCGATAATGAGCCGATTGAGCGCCATGAAGTCCTCGAAGTCTTCCATCGTGTTCTTCAAGATCTCCACTTTGAGCGCCGTGCGTAGCTCCTCCGGTGTACCTGCCGCTGCTTGGGCGAGGTCTTCCGTGTCGCCCCAGTCGTAGGCGACATCGGGTGGTTGTGAAGGTTGCGTAGTGGTGAATCTGGGCATCGTGAACCTCGTGCTCCTTCTACCCTAACGTCGCACCGCCGACCACGCCACCGCCGGGTGGGGGCGCGTACTCCGCCGCCACCGGGAAGATCGGGAGCGGGGCTTCCGCCCAGTAGTCATCCTCCTCGTGCGTCCAGAAGCGCATAGGGAGCGCCGCGATCGCGCGCGCCGTGCGGAACGCCGGTGGAAAAAGCCGGTGCGTGAGGTCCGGGCGCAGCAGTGCCATGAGGGGCTTGACCGTGTAGATGGCTCTCCGCGTGAAGCGGTCCCCGAAGGACTGGTCCGTGTTCGCGTGAACGAGGGGGAGCGCGAGAATGTCCGCGTTCATGTAGTACGCCAGCCACACGGGGTCCGCCATGAGGAGGGGGTGCAGTTCTCGGAGAAGCCGCGCCTCGTGCGCGCCCACTTCCCAACCGTGGAGGACAAGTTGAAGGGCGCCGATCCGCTCCTCCACCGCCGGGGGGCGCTGGAGGAAGGACACCGCGCCAAACCGGAGAGAAAGATCGGGGAGCCTCTCGTTGGGCCACTCATAGTAGGAGGGCAACGGCGTGAGCACGCGCCCGTAAGCGAGCCACCAAGCCACGCGCGGCCACTTCGCCGCCACGTCGGAGCAGAAGGCGTAGTAGAGATCTTCCGCCGCGTCGGAACCTTCACCCTGGGCACGCCGCAGGAAGCCCAGGAACGCGGCGTAGGAAGCGCGCTGGCCCCAGAGGTGGGAGAGATCCAACCCCTCGGGCTTGTCCGGGTGCCGCTGGAGGAAGGTGATGAACGAGACGGAGATGTGGTTGTCAACGGACTTGCCCAAAAGTACCCCCTTCCCACACAATATAACCACGCGGGGGCGTCGCGGCGCGTGAGTGAGTGTAAGCTGGGGGTGACTAGAGCGTGACAACCGGAGACATCGGCGAATAACCTCGCTTTTCGCAGGGGGAAGTCACGCGATAGTCACGCGAAAGACAAGGAAGAACCGGAGGAATGGGACAAAAAGGGGCGTTGTGACTAGCGATTCCATTTGTTTGGCTAGGGATTTTTCATTTTTTCTGAAAAAAAAGTGAGAAAATCGGGGACGTGCGGCGAATGTAGTCGGTTAGTCGGGCACTTTTTCGAGGAGTTGTGGAATATCTACGCCAACAAAAAGAGTGGGCAGACGCGAATAAGTTGTGTCCACTAAAGAGGGGACGAGAAGGGTGGATTTAGTACGCGCGTAGCGGATTTAGTACGCGCGCTATTCGCGCCGAGGTGGAGCGGGGGAAATGTAAGCGAGGGGTCGCACATTGTAAGCGAGGGTAAGGGGCGTACCCTTGACCCCCGGTGTCGTAGGCCACGGGGACCGCACCCCGCACCCCGCACCCCGCACCCCGCACCCCGCACCCCGCACCCCCGGCGCCGGGGACCGAGGGGGGAAGTACCCGGCGAACGCCGAGAATCGCGAGGGACACCGGGGGAGTTGTCCACCAAAAAGGGGACAGCCGCCCTAAGAACACCAAGACAGAAAATGACAAACAAAATCGCTTGACAGGTTGACGCCAGGGAGCTATATGATAGTTGGGGGAGTCCACGAGATCACGATTACAATATAATATATGTGTGTAGTATTCTAAGGGCGCGCACCTTCTTTTGTGTCCCCCCTCGCGATTCTCGGCGTTCGCTGGGCACTTTCGCGATTTCGCGTACTCGCGTCGCATTTCCCGCCGATTCGCCGAAAGTTGGCGTTCGCGGGGCGCTTTTGTCACCCCCGTGTCGTATATTACCGACGGCGTACCCCGCCCCCCCCC